AACAACCTAAAGAGCTTGGAAACACAGCTAGAAGTCAAGGCCGGAGAGTCAGATCCCTATCAAGAACAGATAGACGAGCTTAAACATACAGCTATGCAGACAGTTTCTTGGGATCGAGTCAACGAATTGTCCAGCTTGAAGGACCATCAGGAGTTCTTGCTCAAGCTGTTGACGTCAAAAGACAGCTTTATTCGCAAGAAAATCATCGATCAGAACCTTGCTTATCTCAATAATCGCTTGACCTACTACCTAGACAAGATGGGATTACCGCACTCTGTGCTGTTTCAAAACGATTTATCCGTGTTAATCACACAGCTAGGGCAGGATCTAGACTTTGATAACCTGTCGAGAGGCGAGCGTAATCGCTTGATTCTGGGCTTGAGTTGGTCGTTTAGAGACGTTTGGGAGTCATTATATCAAGGAATTAACCTGTTATTTGTTGACGAATTGATAGACAACGGGCTTGATGCGTCGGGTGTAGAAGGCGCACTAGCAGTACTTAAGAAGATGTCGCGAGAACGCAAGAAGAACATATTCTTAATCTCACACAAGGATGAATTGATCGGACGTGTGAACAATGTGCTAAAAGTTATCAAGGAAAACGGGTTCACTAGCTATGCTACGGACCTAGAAATAACAGAATGATTGACAAAGACGAAGAGCTACATGCCGAGTTGATGCGAGTGTTTCGTAGATATTTTGAAGAGAATCAACGCTGGTTCGCTGAAGATACCTATGCTAGCACCATACGCTTGCGGCACTTGCTCAGTGATATTCGCCATGTCTGCTCGGCTCGACGCAAGGCAATTAGAGAATGGCAAGTAGAAAAACGAGAGCAGTTAGATGAACGTAAGAGTCGTCGCGCTCAAAAAGGCACTAGGAGAGGCACCAAAGATAATAACTAGTTGATGTCATGGTACTATGCAGATCAACTAGTAGAAACATTACCCGAAGCCTGTGTAGGATTCGTATATCTAATAACGAATACTACAACAGGGCGCAAGTACATAGGCAAAAAACTAGCAAAATTCAGTAAGACGACCTACAAGACTGTAAAGTTAAAGAACGGCACAAAGAAAAAGAAACGAATCCGTAGCAAAATTGATTCAGACTGGCAGGACTATTATGGTTCATCGCCTGAACTGACCAAGGATGTTACGCAGTTAGGTACCGACCACTTCCGAAGAGACATACTCTACTACTGTAATTCAAAATCGGAATGCTCGTATATAGAGGCACGAGAGCAATTCTCCAGGCGAGTTTTAGAATCAGACGATTACTACAACGGACATATACAGGTTCGCGTACATGGATCACACATCAAAGGCAGACAACTTAACGGATAACAGCTAGCGCAGGCCAATATCGTGCGCCCAGGACAACCGGATAATAACGGGGACGGAATCTCTAGCCGTAGGAGAACTCAATCACTATCCTTAACAGGACGCCGATGGCAAAATCCTTGCCGTTTGATTGTTTGAAAAGATTTAAAAGGAAAAAGAAGGGAGAAAAACCCTAGGTCAGCATGTATGGTAGCGAATATATGTTGATTGCCGTCGTATAAAGACTTGGCTCGAGGTACCGGATGACCGCCTCTGTAATGCCATATTGCTACTGTGTACATGTTCAACTCAGATAATGTCAAGATTCTTTGCCCTGCTCGGGCAAAGTGTGACTGAACAATCTAGATAATATCTTAGTGCTTCGCACTTAATAATTCGATAACAGAAATAGAGATAAGTTCGAGCGCAAGCGAAGAACAGAAGAACGCTAGTTCTTCTTATAGTAATGGCATACGAGTTTCTTTAGTAGCTTCCATGTTATCTTTGATAACATTATAGATCATGTCACGATCTTCGTAACTGTAAAGGTGTAGTAGTTCGTCTACAGTTACACCACCACGCATATACCAGCTGATGCGAAATAGTTCTTGCTTGAATTCTTTAACTTCGTTATCTAGCCTAACCAGACGTTTTTGTATTTCGTCTGATGGTAATCCGATTAGGCTTTGACGAAAAAATTTGATTCATCCAGCTCTACACGAACTTTATTTTCAGCGTTACAGCTATCACACTCTACACGAAACTCGGGAACACTCCAAGTGTCGGTGTTGCGTTGATTTAGATCTTTGATAGAATCAATAACAGATTTGTCGCAGTTGCCCAGCCAGTCGGCAATAAAGCTACGTTCGGTAACTACTTGCCCGTCAACTTCTACACTTTCTATGCTGGCTTTTAATATTTCTAACTGTAGATCACTAATAGCTTTGAAAATTTCTTGGTATTGTTTTTGTTTTTCCTCGGAATCTTCTAGACTCAACGCTTGATTCATCTGTTGTTGCAGTTGGAAATTCTTAACATTTAATTCTGTACTACGTTTGTAGGTCAAAGGCTGTGTCTTTATTATCATCTGATCAAGAACTATAGTGTTTTCATAACGACAGTTCATATAGTGTTCAATGACTTGATTAAGATCCATTTCATAATCATTTTCTGCACTGCATTCTGTACAGTTTGATTTGACATGCATGGTGTTGCCGTAGGTGCTGATACGTATGGCAGTTATGATCATTAGAATATCTGTAACACTGACTTCCCACGCTTCTTTGATGTTTGGACAACAACTGGCAATTACATTAGCTGTGCTTTCGCCAGTTAGTAGTGCGTCGGGTGTGCGCATCATGATCTCATCCATGCCCGTCATTCCGTAGACCGGCATGTGCGTAACGTCTCCCTGTATAGTACCGGGCTTGGAATAAATTCCTCCAGAAGGTAACTTGATAAAGATCTTTGGCTGTCTAAAATACTTTTGTAATGGATTTGTGCTCATAGTAATACTCCGGATTATCTTGTATTTATATACGCACTTTTTGGTGTATTTTTTATCTGCAAGCTAGTCTAGGTAAATATATGACTATGAAAGTCTACGAAGTAATTGCCGAAGCTAAAGTTGAAATGACCTATGTGGGTTCTGCTCAAAAAATTGCAGAGCTAGAAGCATGGGCTATTAAGAATGGCATGGGCCCTGCAACTAAAAAAGAACTAGTCGACACTTGGCTACAAAAGCTAGGCGGCAAATGGCTGATAGCTCTGCGACTTATAGCATTTGTAGCACCTGCGGCTGAGTTGCTGTATCATAGACACATAATCCAACAACGCTACAAAAACGATCCCGAGAAGATGCAGGAGTGGGAAGATTTTTATCTAGGTGTATGGACTGCAGAAATGCTAGTACCGTTCATAGTCATGTTCATGCGCCGAGCTAAATGGGTCACTATACTAGCAGGCCTTATTGTAGGCTTGTTTACAGCGGGAGCAGTTCCTGGACTAGCGATAGGTGCGCTAGCGGCATTCGGCCCGATAGCGGCGGAATATGCACTTATAGAAGGCATTAGTTTGTTTTTACAAAGCCCAATGGGACAACAATGGCTACAGAAATTCTTTACTGAACTAGTTTGGGTAGGAAAAGTCGAAAGAGAAACTTGGGATACCTTAGTTTCTTTTGGCAAAGAGCAGTACAACAATGCTACGGGCAAACCTAATCCTAAACCAGATCCGCAAGCTGAACTTAGCCCAGATCAAAAAGCCGCTATGAAAAATGTAGTGTTCATATCCGGAGTAGCTGTAGTAGACGGGCAAGGACATAAAATTCCCATGGCCGCTGGCAGTATGAAAGTTCAACAGTATATTAAAGATAATCCTAATGATCCTAATGTTAAACGTTTCTTAGCCGCACCTGATTAACACTAGCGTCATTAAGTGCGTAGTTTCTAGATCCTATAAATATACTATATTTCTAGGATTTTTTTATGACCGATGAGGAAATGAAACGACAGGCTAAATTCACAGCAGACGCTATGAAAGCAGCCGGTGTTGGCACAACGAAAGACGGTAGTTGGATTGAAAATCTTGCCAAAAATGGAGTAAAAACTACCAGTGTGTTTGAGGGCATTTCTTCTGTAGTTGGAGGCGCCACAGGATTTTTTGGAAGACTAAGTAGCACCATTGGACCTCAGATAGATATCTGGCGCGGTCTAAGCAATGCCGGAATTTCTTTCCAAGGCGGTATCGTTGAAATGGCAGTAGCTGCCAAAGGTGCTAGAGTTGATTCAGAAGAATTTGCTGAAACACTTAGAGCTACTAACATACAGTTAAGAAGTCTAGGTGGCACAAGTCAGCAAGGTACAAGAGCATTTGCAGATTTAACTAAACAATTTTACGATGTACCCGATGTAGCTGATAGTTTAAGAATACTAGGTTATACTAACAAAGAGCTTAATGATGTTATGGCCTTGTCTGTTACTTTAGGATCTGCAACTAATATTAATACAGACAAAGCAAGAGATAAAGAAATTGCGGCTGCAAGGCAATTAGCAGAGCAGTTAGAGCTTACTGCTAGATTAACTGGCATGGCTCGTAAAGATCAAGAAGAAAAATTAAAAGAAGCACAACGTGATGCGGCCTTTCAAGCTAAAATTGAAATGGAAGCTAGACAAATAGCGGACCCTGCAAAAAGAGAAGAATATAGAAGACAAGCACAAACAGCCTATGTAGAAGCACAGGCAGCCGGCATGGGAGATTTCTATAAAGACATGTACGTCTATGGCACAACCTATACAGAAAAAGCTAATAATTCGTTAGTTCTTATGGGAGAAGGCGCACAGACTATGGGACAGTCTATACAGAAATTCCAAGCAGGAGATCTAGAAGGAGCTAAAAAAGATAGACAGTTAGCTCAAGGACAAATAGCCGCTCAGTTTAGTGATATGAACACTTTACAAATAGCAACTATGGGTGCATTTAATTCGACAGCTAAAGATGGCGGAGATATATTTCTTGCTAATGCTAATCAAAGAAAAGCAATGGACGCTTTCATTGATGAGGAGCGAGCCAAAGGTGTTAAATTTACAGCCGACGAAGAATACCAAGCTCGTGTTAAGTATTGGGCAACTTTAACTGAAAAAGAAAAAACAGCAATAGCAGAGCAACAAAGAGGACAGAAAGAAAATGCCAGTACCGATGCTATTCTAAAATTAAAACAACGAGAACTTGATATACAGAATGCACTAGCAGTAGGCATAGTAGCAGAAGAAAATAGAAAGTTAGCCCCAGCACTAACAAAAGTTACACAGGAATTTGGGTTTTTAGCTAGCCAGATGTCAACTGTAAAAGGCGGCAAGACAATTACCAGAGCTGAGTATTTTGAAACAGCGGCAAAGTCAGGAGAACAAGGCGTTAAAAACAAATATGGCGAAGGAACTGATATAACCGGATTTGTGGGCGTAGGACTTAGTGCTACGGGAAAAGTAGTCAAAGAACTATCAGATATGCTTTTAAAAGCGCAGGCAGCTACTAAGGAAGCAGAAGATAAAGCAAAGCAACCAGAAAAAGTTCAACGTTTAAACGGTAGTCCGGGCATAAAGGATTTCCTAAGCGGCAGTGGATTTGATAAGATGTTTGAAAATTTTGGTGCAGGCACGAATGCTATTCTCCACGGAGAAGAAGTAGTTGCAACTAAAGATCAAATGAGTCAAATGTTAGCCAAAGCACAAGGCTCAATGGGCGGTATGCTAGGGGGAGCAGGCCTAGGGGGCAGTGCTCTAAACGACATGCTCACAGTGCTAAAACAGATAAGTACTACTATGTCACAACTAGTAATGCATACATCTACGGTTGCAGGTAACACCTCAACTCAGATTCGAGTTACTAAAAATTTGTCAAACAACATGTATGAGGCTTAACGCACGATGAGTTGGAAAAAATTCTTTACACCAGTACCAGTTAACGGCGAAATAAGTCCTATCGGCGGGCAGAACGGCAATCGTCCGGGCCCGGCTAAGACAAACTACTCGAGTTATTTGCCCGATGTATACACTGGTAGTCCAAATCGTATTGAGCGTTATGGTCAGTATGAAGTCATGGATAGCGACCCAGAAGTTAATGCGGCACTGGATATTCTAGCAGAGTTTTGCACACAGAAATTAAAAGATAGCAAGAGTCCGTTCTCAGTTAAATGGCGCAGTAAAGCTACTAATGCCGAAGTAAAGATCCTAGGCGAGTATCTAAGTCAATGGAACAAAGTGCAAAAATTCGATGTACGTATCTTTAAAATAGTGCGTAATGTGTTCAAATACGGTGATACATTTTTTATCCGTGATCCAGAAAATCAAAAATGGACTTACTTGGATCCTGCTAATCTAATTAAAATTATTGTTAACGAAAGCGAAGGCAAAAAGCCCGAGCAGTATATTGTTAAAGATCTAGCACCAAACTTTGAAAACCTAGTAGCTACGCAAATTACGCCAACAGTTGGCCCAAGACAAGGTGGCGGAGCAACCCCATCGGGAAGTTTTGCCGGTAGTGGCACTAGCGGTGGTCCAGGCGGTGGCAAAGGTCCTACACCCGGTAACACCAGCCGCTTTGGTCTTAATCAGAAAGAATCAGCAGTAGATGCAAAACACGTGGTACATCTCAGTTTAAGTGAAGGTTTAGATAATAACTTTCCATTTGGCAACTCATTGCTGGAAAATGTCTACAAAGTCTACAAACAAAAAGAATTGATTGAAGATGCGATCTTAATCTATCGTATAAGTCGTGCTCCTGAGCGTCGTATGTTCAGTATTGATGTAGGTAATATGCCTAGTCACTTGGCAATGGCCTTTGTAGAACGTGTTAAAAATGAAATCCATCAACGCAGAATTCCAAGCCAAACAGGCGGTGGCAATAATGTTATAGACTCTGCTTACAACCCTTTAAGTATTAACGAAGACTACTTCTTTCCTAAGTCAGCAGACGGTCGTGGCAGTGATGTTAAGATGCTAGAAGGCGGTAAAAATATCGGTGAAATTGACGATTTAAAGTACTTTACTAACAAGTTATTCCGTGGCTTACGTATACCTTCAAGCTACTTGCCAACTGGTGCAGAAGACAGTCAAAATCAATTTAATGACGGTCGTGTAGGCACTGCTTACATACAAGAACTACGATTTAACAAGTACTGCGAACGCCTACAAAGCCTAATAACCACAGTATTTGACGAAGAATTTAAGATGTATATGTACGGCAAAGGTGTTAATATAGATCCTAATATCTTTGAATTAAACTTTAATCCTCCGTTAAACTTTGCATCAAGCAAGCAAGCATCTATGGATGCAGAACGTATTAATACATTTAATACTATACAGGCTGTTCCATACATTAGTAAGCGTTTTGCTACCAAACGATTCCTTGGTTTAACGGATGAAGAAGTAGCAGAAAACGAACGTATGTGGGCAGAAGAAAACGGCAAAGGCGAACCTACTAGCACTGATGCCGCAGGTGAATTACGTTCAGCAGGCTTGAGTGCAAGCGGTATAGAAGGTGATTTAGGTATGGCTGGAGATATGACAGCACCTGAAGATATGCAAACTCCCGAGTCAGAAGCAGGCGCTCCTGGTAGCCCAGGCGGCACTCCAGGTGCACCAGGCGGACCAGCAGGCGGCGCCGCAGGCCCTGTAGCATAAATACTCGTATGATACTACGAGAATTGTTTTATATTGATCCCGAGACACGTAATGTGGCTAACGATCTGCGCTATGATGCAGGCCGTGATAACGCCATGTTGCATCGCGACGACACACGTAAGACAAGATTAACTCTCAAACAAATTAACGAATTACGCAAGACCACAGAAGCACATATATTAGAGCAAGAGCGCGAACTAGAGTTTATACACGATATGTACGCGGTACCGCCACCAGCACCCGGCGCTCCTGTTTAATAGAAAAAATCTGTCGTTTTTGACCTATATCTGCCTACTTTTTAAGTAAAAGAGTAAATATCTTACAGCCTTGTACTACACAATTCACAGGAGAAATAAACATGACTGACCGCGCTCAATTTGAAGCAATGCTTGAGGCTTTGATCAATGATGATCAAGAACAAGCTAAAGAAATATTCCACAACATCGTTGTTGGAAAATCACGTGAAATTTACGAAGAATTATTAGCTGAAGATTTCAGCAAAGATACTGGAAATCCTTACGGTGATTCAGATAGCTCAGAAGATGACGATGCAGAAGATGATGCAGAATCAGACGACACTGAAGATGATACAGATGCAGATGATGCAGAATCAGATGACACTGAAGGTGATGATGCAGAAGATGATGCAGAAGATGACATCGAACGTGCAGAAGATGATGCAGAAGAGATCGAGCATGATGCAGAAGAAGGCGATGATGGCGCAATCGAAGATCGCGTAATGGATTTAGAAGATGCACTAGAAGACCTAAAAGCAGAGTTTGAACAGTTGCTACAAGGTGAAGAAGGTGAAGAGCATATGGATGCAGAACCAGAAATGGGTATGGAACCAGATATGGGCGGTGACGACATGGGTGACGAGCCAGATATGGGCGGTGACGACATGGGCGGAGCAGATGAACTAGCTAAGATGATGGAATATGTTAACAAGATTGGCGTTCCATACGGTTCAGGTTCTAACCTTGCTGGTAAAACAGAACTACAAAACGTTGGTGCAAGCACCGGCGGAAGCTACAAAGCATCAGGCAACACCAAGTCATTGATCGATAACATGAAGAATGATATGGGTGGTTCAGCTGGTAATATCGCACAGAACCATGTTGAAGTACATGGCGATGCAGGCGTTAAAGCAGGCGGAACTAAAGGTGGTTTAGCTGATCCGAGTACTAAGCCGCTAATTGGCAAAGTAATGAATACACCAGGTGGCGATGCAGGTAAGACAGCATTCAAGACCCGTGTTAAAGGTGGCGGCATTGATGCTCAAGGCGAATTTAAAGCTACAGGTAAACTGGCCGGAGCACATACAGGTGATGTCGGCGGCCAACGTGGCGAGCAGTACACCAAAGCCACTCTTAAGGCACGTAAGTAATAGTAGATGACATTGAAAAATATGTTATACCTCCGAGAGAATCTCAGTTTCAACGAAGCAAAAATGATCGTTGAGTCTGATGACAAAGATGGGAAAAACTTATACATGTCCGGGATTTGCATCCAGGGCGGTATTCGTAACGCTAACCAGCGTGTTTACCCTGTGAATGAGATTGGCAAGGCTGTCAAAACCCTAAACGATCAGATTCAAAACGGTTATTCAGTACTCGGAGAAGTAGATCATCCAGATGATCTAAAAATTAACCTGGACCGTGTGTCCCACATGATAGTTAATATGTGGATGGACGGTCCTAATGGTTACGGTAAATTGAAAATTTTACCAACCCCTATGGGACAACTAATCCGCACAATGCTGGAAAGCGGAGTAAAATTAGGTGTTTCAAGTCGCGGATCCGGAAACGTCAGAGATGACGGATCCGGTGAAGTATCAGATTTTGAGATTATCACAGTAGATATGGTAGCTCAACCTAGTGCTCCTGGAGCATATCCTACACCAATTTATGAACAC